CCTGGCTCTCTGTCGGATCAAGGTATATGTGTAGCCTTTGTGATGCCTGTACTTTGTTGAAACTATTTACAGATACAGTTGATATGTTGTCAAATGCTTTGAGTGGGAAGTAGTCACACATAATGCGCCCATACATGAATGAGTTGCCGTTTATAACAAACTTCAAATGCAATTTACCCGAGAAGTTCTGAAAGTTACTCATCCTGTTTCCAACGCGCTTGTTGTTTATATACAAAGACCACGGATCAAACGACTGATAAAACGAGGTCACGTCTGATGTTGCCCAATCATACTCTGCCACCTTAACAGGTCTAGCAAAGAACTCTCCTAATGGCACATCTTCGTGATATGTCACATCCCTCGTTGGATCATAAGAATCGTTCATCTTAGCCATCCACTGGTCAGACCCATCTCTAAATGACAATGTGTGTGTTTGTACTGTTTCTCTCATCTCCATTTGCTGATATAAGTTATCAGACCCACTGTTTGAATTAGTAGTAGCAATCCGGTTTAAAATGTGAGACATGGATTAATGCCATCACAAGTATCACTTCTGTAGTTCGACTAAGTACTAAATAGTACGTGACCACGAGGGATCCATCTACCCAAAGCAAGCCTATATGTTACATCTAGAAGTAATCAACACTATGTTACATATGGTATCCAATACTATGGTAAGTTTTTATTTACAAAGTGCATGCTTATACACACTCCGCCTCTTGAATGGTTGCGACCCATATATATATATAACTACAAAATTGTGTATGTGTGTGCTATTTACATATCACCCCCAAACGCTACATCTCCCTGTACCACTTGTCCATCTCCTCAAGAGTGGGCAAGCTTCCATCAGGCAGATAGTGTTTGAGCTCATACTCACTGGCTATTTGTTCCAGCTTGTCTCTAGCATCGACGAACACCTCTTCGCCGTGCATAAAGAATTCCTGATTGGCACTCCTCAGAATGTCAGCCAACTGCTGCTCTCTGGGGGACACCTTACTGACAGTAAATGTGTGAAGCATTTTAAAGATACTGTCCCTCTCCAAAGGTGCAAAATATCTCTCGTACTTCTCACTATACACCCATGATCGCTTTAAGAATGTAG